CGATCACCTGCTATCACTGGCAAAGGGCGAAACGAAGCTGGACTGGGAGCTGCGTGTGCTGCGCGGCGAGATAAAACAGCACCGGGAAGGGCTGGAGAAGCTGAAACGGGAAGAGGTGAACTGCAAAGGCCGCATCAAGACGGCGCAATTTAGGCTGGCAGATGTGAACCGTGCGCTGGTGGAGGCTGGCGATAAGCTGGTGGCGCAGAAAACAGGAGAGGGGAAGCCATGATTTTGACATTGCCATTTCCTCCAAGCGTTAACGGCTATTGGCGCTCTCCAAACAAGGGATCGTCACGTGGGCGCACTTTGGTCAGTGAACGAGCTAGAGCTTTCCAGGCAGAGGCTATCGCGCAGGTAATCGAGCAACTGCGCCGCCGGCCGAAGCCGATCAGCGCCAATATCTCGGTTCATGTGGTGTTCTGCCCGCCGAATAAAGCGCGCCGGGATCTGGATAACTACTTCAAGGCATTATTCGATGCGATGACGCAGGCAGGCGTATGGCTTGATGACAGCCAGATTAAGCGCATCGAGGCGGAGTGGGGGCCGGTCACGAAAGGCGGAAAAGTGGAGCTGAGAATCAGCGAGGTGATGCCATGCGCTGCCTGTTGAAACCTATCATCATCAGTGAGCTCGGGCAGGTGATATTGAAGCCAGGTGTTGATCTGATGTCGTTGTTCGGTGATCGGGTCATGATTACCAGAGTACCACCTGAATTACGCAAGATGCCCTCTGGCGCACTGCCGACAGTAGAACAGCAATTGGCAACTGATCCACGTTTCCGCTCGTTCTTCAAGCATGAGCGAGTGCTAAACGCCGCTGGTGGGTCTGCCGCTATGCGCGATTGGTTAGGCCGTGGTTTTGAATGCCAGTGCGCCAGCGCAGACGGGTATCACGACAAGAACATCAGCGTGATGGAATACGGCGACCATAGCATCAGGATGTGCTGGCATCACCAGCACAAATACCGTGAGCAGACAAGCCAGCTGCTGAACAAGTTGGCGGAACAGAACGTAGCTGATTTTGTCGTTTACCGGGCGCGCTCGCATTTCATGTTTGACGAATCCCACCAGCTGACGTTTCCGGAGCTGTGCTGGTGGGCATGGGTCAAAGAGGTTATCGATCTGATACCTGAAGAGGTCGCGGCTGCATCACTGCGTGTGGCGCCGCACAGCGTACCTGCTGGGGTTAAGAAAGAATCAGATATCGAGCATACGCCGGCGGCACGCCAGATTGTTGCCGAGAAAGCCAAAAAAGCGGCCAAAACGTTAGTTATCGATCCTGCGCCACCAAAGGCGTTATTCAAGATTCCAAAGCGTGAGCGCTGGACCAGTGAGAAGTTTACCCGTTGGGTTAAATCTCAGCCATGCGCATGCTGCGGAGCACCCTCGGACGATCCACATCACATCATTGGCCACGGACAGGGTGGCATGGGAACCAAGGCGCACGATTTTTTTACCATCCCACTTTGCCGAAAACATCACGATGAATTGCATCGTGACATGTCACGGTGGGAAGAAGAGCACGGCACTCAGATCGAACTGTGGTTCAGATTCATCGACCACTCGTTATCGATCGGCGCCATTTCATAAGTGTGGAGTAATAGGCGAGCTGGCATGCGGGCCAGACGCCTGGAGAAAAAGCATGAGAGATATTCAGGCAGTGCTAGAGCGTTGGGGCGGCTGGGCCTCTGGTGACAACAGCGGGGTGGATTACTCACCTATCGCGGCAGGATTTAAGGGTTTGTTGCCACAGACAGGGAAATCACGCCTGTCGTGTTGCGATGATGATGGTCTGGTCATTGAAGGATGCATGGCTCAGTTGAAACGCCGGCGCCCGGATGAATATCAGTTGGTAGTCCTACATTACGTCTTCAACATGCAAAAGCGCGCTATAGCCAGGTCGTTTAAAAAGGACGAGAAGCTGATCAGGATAGGATTGCAGATGGGGGAAAACTTCATAGAAGGGTGCTTGTCGATGTTGGATATCCGCCTGGAAATGGACCCGGAAACAGAACGTGAAAATATTTATGATAAAACGCTAACGCGGTCCGCAAATTGTGTTTTAGTCTGATAAGAGTGGTTACGCAGTGACGTAGCTTATCAACTTTAAAAACCTCGCTTCGGCGGGGTTTTCTTGTTTTCAGCCCCAGCCAACATCCGACACACACCTGGCACACCCCGTATCGCCAAATCGTTTACGGCTGGTGGCTGAACCCTATTAGCCGTGGCATAGACTGCGGTTTTTTTATGCCCTCGGTATGGAGAGGACAATTACAGCAATGAGGAGTAACGATGTCCGATCCATTAACTGCGACTGGCACCACTGCGCTGGTGTCGGCCACGATTGCGGCGCCTGCAGTTGGCATTGATTACGGGGTTATCTTTGGTGCGTTCATCGGTGCGATGTTCTACGTCACCCAGGCCAAAGACATTCCGCGAATCAGACAGGCTTTCTCGTTCGTTGTCTCATTTGGAACTGGTGTGCTCGGTGCGAGTGTTGCCGGCGCCAAGCTTTCAGCATGGCTGAATTACAACGATACCCCGCTAGAGCCGTTAGGTGCGCTGATCATCTCTGCCGTCGCGGTCAAACTGCTGACCTTCGTCAGTGAGAAGATGGAGGATCCGACATCGCTGTTTTCCAGATTCCGGGGAGGCGCGAATGGCAAGTAACGATATCTCTGTGATGTGGTTAAGCCTCATTCACACAGTAACGACCAGTGATCCACTTGTGGTGCTGAATGTGTTGCTTTGCTCGGCGATTGTCTGCCGCCTTGCTTGCTTCAAAAAAACAGGTTACCGGCACCGGGCATGGATAGCCTGGCTGGCATGGTTGGTTATCTGCGCATATTCATGGATCCCGTTTCGCTTCATTGCGCAGCAGTACCAGGAAACACACTGGGGCGTAATCGCTGCGAATCTCATCATCTGCATCGCGCTGTACCGGGTTAAGGGGAACATCGCGAAACTGCTACACCCCCTGAGGCCACAATGACACAAAACGAATTTCAACGGGCGGCTGGTATTAGCGCCGGGTTGGCTGCGCGCTGGTATCCTCATCTGATCGCCACCTTTGCTGAGTTCTCAATCGAGAAGCCAGCGGCGCAGGCAATGTTTATTGCTCAGGTTGGGCATGAATCAGCGGGCTTTACCCGTACAGTAGAGAGCCTGAACTACACGCCACAGGGATTGCTTTCAACCTTTGGGAAACGCATCACTGCCTATCAGGCTGACATGCTTGGACGTACAACAGCACATCTGGCAAATCAGCCGGCGATTGCAAACTTGGTATATGCCGATCGCCTGGGCAATAAATCACGCGGTGATGGCTGGAAATATCGCGGGCGTGGGCTGATTCAGGTTACCGGCCAGGATAATTACCGAGCGTGCGGTATTGCGCTGAAACTCGACCTAGTTGGCAATCCTCAATTGCTGGAGAGCGACGGTAACGCGATGCGTTCTGCCGGCTGGTTCTGGAAATCTCGCGATTGTGGCCGCAACGCCAACGATATCGAATGGGTTACCCAACGTATCAATGGTGGCATCAACGGGCTATCTGATCGCCAAGCGCGGTATGACATGGCGCGTAAGGTGCTGCTATGAATTGGTTCCCATTGCCAAACTGGAAAGTAACGCTGGTGGCAGTAGCTCTCGTATTATTCGCCTGGCTGGGCGTTAGTAACTGGGGTTATCGCCAAGAGTTGCGGCTGACCGACCAGAGGCTTTCAACGGAGCAGTTGAAAAACAGCAAGCAGGCAGGGTTGATAGCTACGCTGCAGGAACAGGATGAAGTAAACCGCGCGCTGGTGGCATCACAACAGCAGCATGAACAGCAGCTACGCCAGCAGTACGACATCTTGCAGAGGAAATTCCGTGAAGCGATTAAAGATAATCCCTGCGCTGCTGAGCGTATGCCTGATGCTGTCGTTGAGCTCCTGCAGCAAAACTCTACCTCCGGCGCCAGAGCAGTTAATAAGCCTACCCCCTGAAACTGTGTTCACGCCATGCCAGCAGCCAGAGTTGCAGGGCAATACATGGGGCGACGCAGTGAGCTATACGCTGACGCTGCAAACAGCCCTATCAATCTGCGCCGGCCAGGTGGCCACGCTGAACCAATGGCGGGAAGCTACAGGGAGGAAACAATGAAGTGGCAGCGATTAGTCAGGTGCCCTAAGTGCAGTAGGGTAAATGCCTACATCACCCCTCTGCCGAGCCGCCGCCAGATGTATTCTCCGGCACGGTACGGCGCGGGCTGTACAGCGTGTGATTATCGACGATCCAGCCGTCGGCAACCCACTTTGTAACCTGCTGCGGGTTGACTTCCATATGGCGCGCGAAAGCGGATTTATTGCCGCCAAAGTAGGCGGCTATGTAGTCGGTCAGTGTCATTATTCAGCGATCATCTCTTCGGTGACGTTGAACTGGTCAACGGTGTATTGGTCGGATGGCGCTCCGTCGCAATCAACTACCTTGGCATTCCAGCTTTCACCGCCATGCACAACCCCAAAGGTTTCACCGTTTACGTCAAACCAATAAGTGGTGGTGCCGTCGTTCCAGTTCTGGTCTTTGCTGATGTAGGTAGCTTTGATAGTAGTCATTTTGTCATTCCCTCGTTTCGATGGCGGTATTGCCTGTCGTTGAAATCAATATAATCAAAAAATGATTATCACACAAGGGATGTTTAATCAAAAAATGATTATATGTGACAGTCATCACAGAGCAGATTTCCGAGGCTGCTGCGTGATGAAGAATTCCCCCGACAAGGAGTGAGACGGTGAAGCACTGCAGGAGGTGATCACGTCGTGGCAGCCGGAAAGACGGAAGTGGCGAGGCAGCGCCGGGAGGCGTGCTGATGCTGCGGTTATTTTGGGAGCGGGAATTTGCGCTGGATGAGATGGAATGCGATGTAAGCGAGAGTTGTAAGCAGCTTGAATAAAGCAGCCGCAGCCAGATAAAACTCTGGTGGGTAGTTCATAAAACCTCCTAGTAACGTTTTGTGGTATTAAAGAGAACCGAATCACAGCGGAATTGCTGTGTTCTATTGTGTCGGCTATTGCCAATAGTCGGGGTTTATCCGCTGTGAAGTGTTCTCCCCATAGTGAGGGATTAATGCTTACATGCAGTTGGAGGCTGGCGTATCATCCTCTGAATCAGGAGGATTTCATGTCATACAATCTCGGCAATCTGCCAAAAGAAGAAATGGACAAGGTGAACGTAGACCTTGCGGCGTCAGGTGTAGCGTACAAAGAGCGCATGAACATGCCGATCGTACCGGCGCAGGTGGAGGCGGAGCAGCCTGAACACCTACGCGAGCTTTTCCGCGAGCGCCTGCAGCATTACCGCAGCCAGAGCCACAAATACCCAGGGCCAAACGATCCGCGCTATCAGCAGATGGCTGAGGCCAACGGCAAGAAATGACTGAACCCGCTCCGGCGGGTTTTTTTATGCCTGCGAGCAAGGAAAATGCAAAAGGTACTCCCGAGGGGGTACCCCAGCCACGGGGCGGCGACCTCGCGGAAAACGGCTAGTTTTTGAGTTTTCATGCTGTCAGCAGCAGGTATAATAACTATTTGATATATAGAGATAAAAACGTAAATCAGGTGACAAAATCGAAAATGCACTGTCATCTGACCAGCTTGCAACCCTTTGAGTTAACGAAATAAATCGTGACTTCACCTGACAACGTGAGGTGTCAATGTCCAACATCAGCAATCTGGGGGACGCCTACAACTGGAGCGTAGCGAAGATTGCTGAAGCTTTTGGGCTGAACCGCGGCACGGTGCGAAAGCGGCTGCTTGAGGCTAATACGCCGATCGCCGGCACGGTGAAAGGCAACCCTGTTTATGCCCTTAAAGACGTGGGGCCAGTGTTGTTTGGCGCGCCCGAGCCCGCCGATATTGAAGATCTTCAGAATCCGAACAAGATGGGGCCAAAAGACCGCAAGGACTGGTACCAGTCGGAAAATGAACGAATCAAGCTTGAGGAGTCGCTTAAACAGCTGCTTCCGGCATCAGAGGCACACCGGGAAATGGCGTTATTGGTTAAGGCCATTTCGCAGGTGCTGGATACCTGGCCAGATAAGCTGGAGCGTGATCGGGGCTGGCGCCCGGATCAGATAGCTGAAGCTCAGGCCGCGATAGACGAAATGCGGGAAATGTTGGCTGCGGAAGTCGTGACAGTGGAGGTGGAAAACGATGATAGCTAACTGTTACGCATCGGCCAGCGCCCTGCGTCGTGAAGTGGCCACATTACTAAAACCGCCGCGGCGCATGCCGGTGGCGCAGGCTGTTGCCAAGTATATGCGGGTGCCAATGGGCGCCGGGAGTTCGCTTCCATGGGATGCGACGCTCACCCCGTATATTATTGAGCCGATGAATTGCCTGGCATCGCGCGAGTATGACGCAGTGGTCTTTGTCGGCCCGGCGCGGACAGGGAAAACGGTAGGGCTTATTGACGGCTGGATCGTCTATACCATCGTCTGCGACCCGGCTGATTTTCTGCTTATTCAGATGACCGAAGAGAAAGCTCGCGAACACTCCAAAAAGCGCCTCGACAGGACGTTTCGTGTCAGCAAGGAAGTCGCACAGCGCCTTAGTCCCCGAACCAACGACAATAACGTCCACGATAAAACATTCCGGGCAGGCAACTACCTGAAGATCGGGTGGCCATCGGTCAACATCATGTCATCATCGGATTATCGGTTTGTAGCCCTTACGGACTATGACCGCTGGCCGGATGATATTGATGGAGAAGGGGATGGTTTCTCACTGGCATCGAAGCGAACTACCACGTTTATGTCCTCGGGCATGACTCTGGTGGAAAGCTCACCAGGGCGAGAGATCACCGATGGGAAATGGCGGCCGAGTTCGCTGCATGAAGCACCGCCGACAACCGGTATCTTGTCGCTGTTTAATCGTGGCGATCGCCGCCGCTGGTATTGGCCATGTCCACATTGTGGTGAATTCTTCCAGCCTGTTAAAGCGAACATGACGGGGTTCCGCGAACATAGCGATCCGGTCGTGGCCAGCGAGGCAGCCTATATGGAATGCCCTCACTGTGCCGGGCGGATAACCGCAAATCAAAAGCGTGAACTGAACGGCTGCGGTGTGTGGCTGAAAGATGGGGAGAAAATCAGGGCAAACGGTGAACGTTATGGTGAGCCGCGGCGATCGCGCATCGCCTCATTCTGGATGGAAGGGCCGGCGGCGGCATATCAAACCTGGGCACAGCTGGTTTATAAGCTGCTGACGGCTGAGCAAGACTTTGAAGCCAATGGCAGCGAGGAAACGCTGAAGGCGATCATCAATACCGACTGGGGCTTGCCTTATCTGCCGCAGTCAGCAACCGAACAGCGAAAATCGGATGCATTGATGGCACGGGCGGAGCCTGTCACCAAGCGCGCGGTTCCCGAAGGGGTACGCTTCCTTGTGGCAACGGTGGATGTTCAGGGCGGGAAAAATCGTCGTTTTGTCGTGCAGGTCATGGGATATGGCGCTCATGGCGAGCGCTGGCTGGTGGATCGCTACAACATCAGGCAGTCGATGCGTTTTGATAAGAACGGCGAAAGCCTGCCGGTTGATCCGGCCGCCTATCTTGAAGACTGGGACTTATTGCGTACGGATGTACTCGATAAATGCTGGCCGTTGGATATAGACCCCAGCGTAAAAATGCCAGTGCTGGCCATGGCTGTTGACTCCGGCGGTGAGGACGGTGTAACGGGTAATGCGTACGAATTCTGGCGCAAATGCCGCCGGGATGGGGTGCAGAAGCGGGTTTATCTCTTCAAGGGTGACAGCCAGGCACGCAGCAAGCTGATCAGTAAAACATTCCCCGATAATACAGAACGTTCAAACCGGCGCGCGCAAGCACGTGGGGATGTGCCGCTTTATCTTCTGCAAACCAACGCGTTGAAAGACCGGATTAATAACGCGCTGCTGCGTGGTACGCCGGGGGCTAACTTTGTGCATTTCCCCGACTGGATCGGCGAATGGTTTTATGACGAGCTGACGTACGAAGAGCGCAGTCCAGATGGAAAGTGGAAGAAGCCGGGCCGCGGTGCCAACGAAGCATTCGACTTGATGGTTTACGCACAGGCGCTGGTGATCTTGCGAGGTTACGAGAAGATCAAATGGGAGAAGCCACCGCCGTGGGCAGAACCCTTTGAATATTCAACCTCCCCGTTACCAGCAACAAAACCAGTATCCCGCCCAAAAGCAGTACGTGAAACCGAACCAAAAGATCCCGCCGGCGCTGAAAATAAAACTTCGGCGTGGGCGCCTATTAATTCTTCAGGAGGGTGGCTATGAATCAGGCCGAAATCGAAAACATGATCCAGGGCTACGTGGCTGCGGAAAAGGCGGTTCTGGAGGGGAAGTCGATCACGTTTAACGGCCAATCAATGACGATGGAAAGTCTGTCAGAAATCCGCAAAGGGCGGGCGTACTGGGAGCGAAGGCTAAGCGATCTGATTGCATCGCGCCGTGGGCGGCCAATGTACAAAGTGGCGAGGTTCCCATGAGTTTTATCGATGATGTGATCGGCATTCTCTCGCCGGCATGGAAAGCTGGTCGGTTGCAGGCTCGCTATAAGATTGCTGCCTATGAGGCGGTAATGCCGACTCGAACCCATAAGGCACGCAGAGAAAACCGTAACGCTAATCAGTTGACGCAGTTTGGTGGCCGCTCTTTGCGAGAGCAGGCGCGCTGGCTGGATAACAACCACGATCTGGTGATCGGCTTACTGGACAAGATGGAGGAACGCATTGTCGGTGCGCGCGGGATCATCGTTGAGCCTCAGCCACTGCTGCGAACTGGTGAGGTAGCGGATGATCTGGCCAAGGAGATTCGAGCCGCATGGGCGGAGTGGTCTGTGGCGCCGGAAGTCACTGGGCAATATACCCGCCCGGTAATGGAGCGGTTGTTGGCACGCACCTGGCTGCGTGACGGCGAGGTGTTCTGTCAGATGGTTCAGGGAAAAGTGGCCGGGTTGACCCCGCAGGCCGGCGTGCCGTTTTGGCTGGAAGCCCTGGAGCCTGATTTTGTGCCGCTGGACAGCAATGACAGTGGTGCAGGGCTTTGTCAGGGGATTTTCCTTAATGACTGGGGCCGGCCCCAAAAATATCAGGTTTACAAATCTCTGATCACGTCGGGCATTGCCCTGGGAAATGTCAAAGAGATCGCAGCAGAGAACATGCTGCACCTGAAATTTGTGCGTCGCTTGCACCAGGTCAGGGGTAACAGCTTGCTTTCCGGGATCCTTATCCGACTCAGTGCGCTGAAGGATTACGAGGATGCTGAATTGACCGCAGCCCGTATTGCCGCTGCGCTTGGCATGTACGTAAAAAAAGGCGATGGGCAGTCATACGATGGGGATAACTCGCCTGATGATGCTCGTGAAATGGATATCGTCCCTGGCATGCTCTTTGATGGGCTTCAGCCGGGTGAAGAAATCGGCATGATCAAGTCGGATCGTCCTAATCCCAACCTTGAAAACTTCCGTAATGGGCAGTTACGGGCAGTATCTGCCGGTAGCCGTGGCAGCTACTCCAGCATCGCACGTGACTATAACGGCACCTATTCCTCCCAACGGCAAGAGCTGGTGGAGTCATTCGAGGGTTACAACATCCTGCAAGATTCGTTTGTTGCCGCGATATCTCGTCCGAATTACCGAAACTGGCTGCAGATGGCGATCACCTCTGGCGTGATAAAAACCCCGGCTGATCTCGATCAGAAATCGCTGTTTAACGCTGTGTATAGCGGCCCGGTGATGCCGTGGATTGACCCACTGAAAGAGGCTAATGGCTGGAAAGTTCAGGTGAGAGGCGGCGCTGCCACTGAAAGTGATTGGATCCGTTCTCGCGGCGCTAATCCGGCAGAGGTGAAACGCCGGCGCAAAGCTGAAATTGACGAAAACAACAAGCTGGGGCTGGTGTTTGATACCGATCCCGCCAACGACAAAGGAGGCACCAGTGCCGAAGCAACGAAACAGGGCGAATCATCGTCCCAAAGCGAACGCCGGAAGAAATAACTCGTGGTTTCGCATGCAGGCCAAGGCCAACAGTTCTGCCGATATCTACATCTATGACGAGATCGGCTACTGGGGGATCACGGCCAAGCAGTTTGTTAAAGATTTGCAGGCACTGGGTGACATTACCCAGATCAACCTGCATATCAACTCTCCGGGTGGCGATGTTTTTGACGGCATCGCCATTTTTAATGCCCTGCGCAATCATGGCGCTGCGATCACTGTACATATTGACGGCCTGGCGGCTTCCATGGCGTCAGTGATCGCGATGGTTGGCAATCCCGTCATCATGCCGGAAAACACCATGATGATGATCCATAAACCATGGGGCTTCGCTGGCGGCGATGCCAACGACATGCGGGACTATGCAGATTTGCTGGATAAGGTCGAGAACGTGTTGATCCCGGCCTATGTCGCCAAAACAGGAAAGTCGGCGGATGAAATTGCCGCCATGCTTGACGATGAAACCTGGATGGATGGCAAAGAATGCCTCGCTTTAGGTTTCGCTGATCAGGTCACCCCCTCTCTGCAGGCCATGGCCTGTATTCATTCCAAACGCATTGAGGATTTTGAAAAAATGCCAAATGATATCCGTAACCTGATCACCCCGCCGCGTAACAGTACCACTCCTGCACCGCAGCCGAAGCCACAATCAGCCCAGCCGGCACCGGAAAATACCGTGGATGTTGCTACGATCCGCGCGCAGGTGGTGGCAGAGCAAAAGGCCCGTGTGACCGACATTAATAACCTGTTTGCCATGTTCGGCGGCAAGCATCAGGAACTTCAGGCCAGCTGCATCGCTGATCTGGATTGCACCGTTTCTGCGGCAAAAGACAAGCTGCTGGAAATGCTGGGCAAAGGGACGACCCCGTCCGACAAAACCGCGATCGGCGCAAAAGCGCATATCGGTAACGGTAACATTGTTGGCGATAGTGTCCGGCAGATGTTGATGGCGCGCGCCGGCTATGAAGAGCGTGACAACAGCAATGCCTATAACGGTATGACGCTGCGTGAGTTGGCGCGTATGTCGCTGACCGAACGTGGCATCAGCGTTTCGACGTTAAACCCGGTTCAAATGGTCGGTTTGGCGCTGACCCACAGCACGTCTGACTTCGGCAACATTCTGCTGGATGTGGCTAACAAGTCGATTCTGCAGGGCTGGGAAGAAGCCGACGAAACGTTTGAACAGTGGACGAAGAAAGGCCAGCTTTCCGACTTTAAAACCGCAACCCGCGTGGGACTTGGCGGTTTCCCATCGTTGCGCCAGGTGCGTGAAGGTGCCGAATATAAGTACGTCACCACCGGTGATCGTGGCGAAAAAATTGCGCTGGCGACCTACGGTGAGATCTTCTCTATCACCCGCCAGGCCATCATTAACGACGATCTCAATCAGCTGACCGATGTACCGATGAAGATGGGCCGGGCGGCGAAAGCAACGATCGGCGATCTGGTCTATGCCGTGCTGGTGGACAACAAAGTCATGTCCGACGGTAAAAAGCTGTTCAGTGCCGACCACAAAAACATGACAACCGGCGCCATTGATGTGGCAAACCTGGATAAAGCCCGTCAGCTGATGCGTACGCAAAAAGAACCGACTACCGGCCGTTCGCTGAATATTCGTCCTGCGTTCCTGCTGGTGCCGACAGCGCTGGAGACAGTTGCCAACCAGACTATCAAGTCCGCTAGTGTGAAAGGGGCCGATATTAACGCCGGCATTATCAACCCAATCCAAAACTTTGCCTCTGTGATTGGCGAGGCGCGCCTTGACGACGCGGATCCGGCCGCATGGTATCTGGCATCGGCCAAGGGCAGCGACACCATCGAGGTTGCATATCTCAATGGCGTTGACGTGCCATATATCGATCAGCAAGAGGGTTTCAACACTGACGGTATCGCGACCAAGGTACGCATTGACGCTGGCGTGGCCCCGATCGATCACCGCGGCCTGACGTATTCGTCCGGCAAATAAGCCAGCCGCGCAATCATTATGGCCCTGACGGGCTTTTTTTATACCTGAAATTCGGCCTCTCTGGGGCCGTATGGAGAGTTTCAAATGGCTAAGAATTTTGTGCAGAACGGTAACACCATCGCTATTACCGCGGCCGCCGCGGATATTGCCAGCGGCGATCCTGTTGTCGTGGGTGATCTGGTCGCCGTCGCGATTACGGACATCGCTACCGGCCGCACCGGTGATGGTTTCGTTTCCGGGGTATTCCAACTGCCTAAATTGGCGGCGGATGTCATTCCGGCCGGCAAAAAGGTGTTCATCAAGGATGGCGTCGTGCAGTTGGCCGCGACAGACGCTGTGGCTGCCGGCTTTGCCTGGGAGGCGGCGGCGAAAGACGTCACTGTGGTTGCTGTAAAACTCAATGGCTAACCCGTTTGACAGGATGTCCGCACGGATGGATCGCGTCACGCAATCCCGGTTCGGCAAACCTGTCATGTTGAGTGGGGCGCCTCATATTGTCGTGGAGGCGCATTTTTTACCCGAGCTGCAGGCGGTTAGCGGGGATGGCATCTCGTTGGTGGTATTTACCGCGGGATACCGCCCCCGGCGTAATGATCCGGTGGAGTTCGACGGTAAACCCTACATCGTGACGCGGTATCAGCAGTTTAACGGTAAGCCTCACATCTGGATCGAATAGGGGAATGACGATGAAAGGTATCGAGCAGGCCATTCGTAATCTGAACACCCTCAGTAAATCCATGGTGCCGCGCGCCACTGCCCAATCGTTAAATCGCGTGGCAGGCCGAGCTATTAGCCGCAGTACCAAGCTGGTGGCTGAGGATGTGAGGGTACAACAGAAGCTGATCCGGCAACGCGCCAGGTTGCGAAGAGCGAGTGCTGAGCAAAATCCACCACGGGCGACGCTTTCAATCAACCGCGGTAATCTGCCGGCGATCAAACTTGGGGCGGCCAGGGTACAGCTTTCTCGCCGGGTAGGTTTTGTTGGCAAACAGGGAAGCGTACTGAAGATCGGGCGTTTTACCTTTCGTCATGCGTTTATTCAGCAGTTGGCTAATGGCCGATGGCATGTCATGCGGCGTGTCGGTCGGTCACGTTATCCGATCGAAGTCGTCAAAATACCTTTGGTGACACCCCTGACCAAAGCCTACCAGGAAGAGACGCGGCGTTTGCTGGAAACCGATATGGGCAAGGAAATGGGCTATGCCCTGAAAAACCAGCTGCGACTTTATCTTGTGAGGAAAATTGGATGATTAAGCACACAGCGATCCGCAACGCAGTGCTCGAACGCTGTCGCTCAACGATCACCGATGATGTGACGTATTTTGACGGCCGCCCGGCTTTCATCGATGAGAACGATCTGCCGGCGGTCGCCGTTTTCCTTGATGACGCGCGTTATACGGGGGGGGAACTGGATACGGACAGCTGGCGAGCGATGCTGCACATCGTGGTGTATCTCAAAGCCACTCAACCCGACGCAGCGCTCGATCAGTGGGTAGAAGAGAAGATCTACCCCATTCTGAACGATATCCCTGAACTGGCCCCCTTGGCAGAAGCCATGAGCCCCGTTGGCTACGACTACCAGCGAGACGATGAAATGGCCACCTGGGGCGCCGCCGACCTTTCCTATCAACTGACATATACCATGTAAGGAGCCTGATAATGGCAACTCCAAATCCTTTGGCGCCGGTAAAGGGCGCCGGGACAACGTTTTGGGTATACACGGGTAGTGGTGAACCCTACGACAACCCGTTAAGCGATGATGGCTGGACGCGTCTGGCCAAAATTAAAGAACTGCAGCCCGGTGAAATTACCGCTGACTCGAACGACGACAACTACCTCGATGACGAAGATTCGGATTGGAATTCTACGTCGCAAGGGGCCAAGTCGGCCGGTGAAGCAAACCTCACGCTGGCATGGAAACCGGGTGAAACTGGTCAGCAGGGTTTGGCTGAATGGTTTAATTCGGGTGAGGTACGCGGCTACAAGATCAAGTACCCCAACGGTGTTGTGGACGTTTTCAAGGGCTGGGTAAGCAGCCTCGGTAAAACTGTGACTGCCAAAGAAGTCATCACACGAACCATCAAGGTTACTAACAGCGGCCGCCCGCTGCTCGCAGAAGATGAAGTTACTCCATCAGTACCTGTAACCGGCGTGACGGTCGCGCCCGCAACTGCCAATGTCGCGGTCGGTGCTACCGTCGATCTGACCTTCAGTGTTTTACCTGCGAACGCCACGGATGCAACGCTGCGGGTTTCTTCCTCCGCACCAGCAACCGCCACAGTGACGCTTAACGGCAACGTGGCGAAAGTGAAAGGGATAAAAGCGGGCAGCGTTGACATTGTTGGCATGACGAATGACGGGCTGTTTGTGGCGCTGGCCAAAATCACCGTCGCTTAAATTTACAACTACGCCCCGAAAGGGGCGTTTTTATGGACGGATTTATGCTGAAAAAAGACACTTTCGAATATGCCGATCAGAAGATCGACATCAGCGAACTTTCAGGTTTGCAACGCATTGATTATTTGGCTTTTATCAAAAAAGAGGCCGATCAGTTTGATGCGATGCCTGATGACACCAGTGATTCTGACAAGAATATCGCATTTACCACTATGCGCCTGCGAATTAACGCCTGGTTGATTGCTCGCTCTATGTGGAATATCGACAAAAAACAAGATGTTGAAAATCTTCATCAGAATATTTTGATTGACTGGTCTGGAGCCGCGATCGCCGGCTGCAGCCACAAAATTTTGACGTTGAGCGATATGATCCCAACGGAAATTGAACCTGTAGCGGATGCTACCGTGGGCGATGAACCTAAGTGCGCTCCGGAAATCACCCCGGAAAAGCCCTAGCCTCCGAAATCCAGTTCGCCATGCGGCTGGCGCGCGAATTCAAGCGCCCAGACTGGAGGCGAATGCTTTCAGAGATCAGTGCATCTGAGCTGGGTGAGTGGGCTGATTTTTATCGGGAAAATCATTTTTCTGATGGCTTGCTTGATACCCAATTTTCGTCACTCAAGGCCATGCTGGTGGCGCTGAACACTACCGGCGATGATCCTATTTATCCCAGTGACTACAGCTTACTGACCCCGCCAGAGCCGGAAATAGAGCAGACGGACGATGATCTTATGTTGATCGGAGAGGGGATTTTCGGAGGGGTTCGCTATGGCTGAGCAGATTGCTGATCTCGTCGTCAATCTGGATGCAAATACAGTTTCGTTTCAGGAGCAGATGGGGCGCGTTGAGCGTCAACTGCTTGAGTCTAGCCGAAAGGCCGATGTGTCCACTGAACGAATGCGGCGCCTGGCTGAGCGGCAGGCATCAGCGATCGGCGGCATAGCAGAAAACAGCGCGGGCGCTACAACAAAGATGCTGGCCAGCCAGTCCATCGCCGTTGATGGAATGAAGGGAAAATGGGCTGAGGCGTCACGCGCCGTTGATGAAACGCACCAGCGTATCGCAGAACTTAGCGCCCGGTTGAGAGAAGAGCAGCAGCAAACCCAGGTTACTGGTGATGCTCAGGATCGTCTGACTGCATCATTTTTCCGCCAGATCGACGCGATTAAGGGCGAGGAAAATAGCCTGAGAGATCTGCGCGTTATTCAGGAGCAGATCAGGGCCGCGAGGGCTGCGGGCAATATAACGCAAGGCGACTATCTTTCACTGGTTACGGAAACCGCTACCAAAGAGCGGGCATTAGCTCAGGCAGAGCGTGCCGCCGAACAGGCCAAAGAAAGCTATCTGCAAAAATTGCGTGAGCAGGTTGCCCTGCAGGGAAAAACGGCAGCTCAGATTCAGGAGTACAAGGCTGCGCAATTAGGTGTGTCGCAGCAGGCGGCGCCGCTTATTGCCAAAATCCGTGAACAGGAGGACGCCTGGAAACGTGGTGCGATCTCCGCAGGTCAATATCGCATGGCTATGCGGCAGCTGCCGATGCAGATTACTGATATCACCACATCACTCGCCGCGGGAGCGCCGGTGTGGTTAGTGGCCATCCAGCAGGGTGGCCAGATCAAAGATAGTTTTGGCGGTATGGGTAACGCGCTGCGTGCCATGTTAGGGCTACTTACCCCGGCACGGTTGCTGTTTGGCGGATCCGCAGTGGCATTGGGGTTGCTTGCCTATGGTGCATATGACAGCAGCACGCGAATTGCCGATCTCAACAGAGAACTAGCCAGAACCAATGGCGTGTCCGGGCTGACAAAACAGGGGTTGCAGGGGCTGGTTGAGCAAGGGATGGCTGCAGGCCAATCATTCACCTCGGCCACCGACTCTCTGAAAGCCTTATTAGCAGCTGGCGCGCCGGCCGGAACAAATTTTTCTCAGGTAAGCCAGGCGATCGCTGCATTCTCGAAAGAAAGTGGTGAAGGCTTGGACGTCTTGGCCGGAAAATACACTGCTATTGCCAAGGATCCCAGCCAGGGGATTCTGGCGCTGAATGACAGTTTGCATTTCCTGACAGCTGAACAGTACGCCAACATTCGATCCCTTGAAGAACAAGGGCGGCACATGGACGCGGTGAAGCTGGCATCTGATTTGGCGGCACAAGCCATGCATGGCGCCGCCGAAAAAATGAAAACCGAGCTTTCTTCTGTTGAGTCCTACATGCGCACGCTGAAAGATATGGCCGGCGGTATGTGGGATGCCATCACGGGTGTTTTTCGTGACAAAACTGCCGGCGATGCTGCAGCTGAATTGGCGTCACGTGCTGCCAGTCTGCAGGCGCAGATCGAAAATTCGGAACGGACAGGTTACAACCAGAAGAACGGGAAACTTCAGGCGTGGCGTGAGGAGCTTGCTTCTCTCAACTCCCAGCTTGACGCCCTGAATCTGCAGCGCGGTGTTCAACAAGGTCTCGCAAATATTGCGCAGCAGCAAAAAGCGGAAGAGCAGGATCGGTTGCGCCTTGCACAGCAGCAGGATGCGCTGGCAACCACGCTGCAAACCAAGGAAGAAAAGCGTGCGAAGCTGATCCGGCAAACGAATGAAGCTTTTGAAAAAGGTCTGATCAAGTCAGAAGCTGAGCGTGACAAGCAGATCCAGCGCATTAACGAGCAATTCAAGGATCCGAAAAAACCAAAGGGGCCACAATACCGCACGCCGGCAGGTGAAAAGGCATCGGATAGCGCAGAGTCTGAACTGCTGGCGCTTCAGGCACAATTGCAGGTGCTGCGTCAGCACACGGGCTTGAATGACACGATCAGCCAGCAACGCAAAGATCTGTGGAAGACGCAGGCGCAATTCGCAGTGCTTGAAGAGGCTTCCGGCAAGCGTCAACTCTCTGTTCAGGAAAAATCACTGCTATCCAGCAAGGATAAGGTGCTGGCTCTGGCAGAGCAAAAAGCCGAACTCGGTGATCAAATTGCTCACCAGGAACGGCTGAACAAATTGCAGGATGCCTCGACAAAGTATGTCACCCAAATGGCAGAAAAGCAGCAGGCGCTGCAGCGTAGCGCCGGATTGGGAGATCGAGCTGCGCAGCGGGAGAGCACTTTCGCTCAGCTTCGACAGGGCTGGCAAAATCAGGGCGGAGATCTGAACGATGCGGGTTATCAGCGGCAGCTGCAAGCAGCTCAGGACTACTATGCCGCTGAGGACAAATTGCGCAGTGATTGGATGGCCGGTGCTTCCAGTGCCTGGAGCAACTATCAGGATCAGGCATCGGATACCGCCGGCATGACAAAGTCCCTGTTCACTTCTGCATTCTCAGGCATGGAAGACGCATTGGCGTCATTTGTAACGACAGGGAAAGCCGGGTTTAGAGAGTTCACTACGGCGATCCTCTCTGATCTTGCAAAAATAGCGTTGCGAATGGCAATGAGCCAGGGGTTGCAGAGCCTGTTCGGCGCCATGGGTGGTGGAGGCAATAACCCCGGCCAGGTTCCGATGTTTGCGAACGCCAAAGGGGGCGTTTATTCGTCACCATCATTGAGCGCATATAGCGGGCAGGTCGTGAATCAGCCTACGTTCTTCGCTTTCGCCAAAGGGGCCGGCGTGATGGGGGAGGCTGGCGCAGAGGGTATATTGCCATTGAAGCGTGGCCCAGATGGTCGTTTGGGCGTTAGTGCGTATAACACTGCCTCGGCAGGTGCGACCGGCACGGCGCCACAGGTGAATATCTACCTGGATGGTAACGGGCAGGCATCACAGCAGCAAACGGCGCCGGGCCTGGAATCGTTTGGTGCTGATATAGGCAATTATGTTTCGCAAAAATATCGTGAGCTGAGGGATAAGGATCTTCGGCAGAACGGGGTATTAACGAGGGCTATTCGCGGAGGGAGGGGCGGATAATGGCGCAACTAAAAACGTTCAATTACCGCTCACGCTACGGTGCTGAAGGGGAATTTGAGCCAGTCATCAGAGAGGTTCGATTTGGCGATGGATACAGGCAGGTAAGCGGCGATGGGATCAACAGCGAGAACGAGAGCTGGCCATTAACGTTTTCTGGGCCGTGGCACTTCATCAACCAGATCGTCAATTTTTTACAAGAGCATGGCGGATATCGTGCATTTCAATGGCGGAATCCGCTTTTCAAATTGGGGCTCTACACTGCCGGGCGTTATACGGTAACGCCCACATTTTCTAACGCTCAGGGCAGGAACTATACCCTTACTGTTACATTCACGCGCGCATACCACCCGTAGGAAAAACCATGTCAATTAATGCGGATCTTCAGCTTCTGCGGCCGGGGAGCAAGGTGTATTTGTTTCATGTTGACGGCACCCAGTTCGATGGCCCAGAACTCTTTTTCCACAACTATCCGATCCCGTATACCGAAGACGAATTGAAAGCCAGCGGCGGTGACCCGGCACTGCTACCGGCCAAATCGATCTGGTGGCAGGGACAAGAGTACAAGCCCTGGCCAGTCGAGGCTGTCGGGTTTGAGGTAACGAGCGACGGGAGTGCACCGACCCCGACGTTAAGTGTCGCGAATCTTGACGGAACAATCTCGGCGATGTGCCTGGCGTATCAAAACATGGCGCAGGCCAGAGTTACCCGGCACTTTACTTTTGCGCAATATTTGGATGCGCGAAATTACCCAGAAGGTAACCCTGAAGCCGATCCCACCAAAGAAAAGTTGGATGTTTACTACATCGAAAATAAGGCCAGCGAAGACGACGAGGTGATTCAGTTCCAGCTGTCCTCGCCGGCAGACCTGCAGGGTATCCAAATCCCTACTCGCCAAATCCATAGCCTGTGCACCTGGTGTATTCGAGGGCAGTACAGAGGCCCGTCATGTGGCTATACCGGCACAAACTATTTCGATCAGGATGGCAACCCGGTGGACGATCCCTCGAAGGACGTTTGCGGCGGATTACTCAGCGATTGTAAAAAACGCTGGGGCGCGACAGAGCAATTACCGTTCGGGGGCTTCCCTGGCTCGGCATTGCTAAAGAGGTAATGATGCGTAAACAGATAATCAGCGCCGTACTGGCGCATGCGGCCGCGGAGTATCCACGGGAGTGTTGCGGGCTGGTGGTGCAGAACGGCCGTCGGCAGAGTTACATTCCTTGCCGCAATTTGGCACCGGAACCAACGGAGCAATTCAGCCTGGCGCCGGAGGATTACGCGGCCGCTGAGGATGTCGGCACAATCATTGCCGTTGTTCACAGCCACCCTGATGCGACGACACAACCTAGTCAATTGGATCTGGCGCAATGTGATTTGTCGCAGCTTCCGTGGATCATCGCCAGTTGGCCGGAGGGTGATATACGGGAGGTAATGCCGACGCAAGGCATCAAACCGTTGCTGGGCCGACCTTTCGTGCATGGGTTCTGGGACTGCTACGCCATAATCCGGGATTGGTATCAGCTGGAGCGCGCGATCGCATTGCCGAACTATAAACGCTCGGATGGCTGGTGGGAGCGGGGCGAAAACCTTTACATGAAACTTTACGCCGAAGCAGGTTTTGTGCCGGCTGCGGGCGATTTGCAGATCGGCGATGTAATCGTTATGCAGGTGCAGGCGCCAGAGCCTAATCACGCAGGCATCTATCTTGGCGACGGGATAATGATCCATCACATGTATGGACAGCTCAGTACGCGCGTTCCCTACGGCGGGTATTGGGCAGAGCGAACTATCACTATTTTGCGTTACAAAGGCTGATCTGCTGCTATGATATTGTGATATTCAGAAAAGGGATATCACGATGAAAAAAATTGTAATAATAGCAATAGCCTCTTTTATTTTATCTGGGTGTATGACGGATCAGCTTGCTAAGCAAGAGCCTATATTTTCAGGGGAAAGCAATAAAACCCCTAAAAAATACACCCAGTGCCTTGCCCCAAAATGGCAAAACCTTAATCCAACCACGAAAATGATTGAAACTGAGACTGGATATCAACTGTCAGCAGATAATTCATTGGTTGGTGCCGTTTCTCTTGCTAAGGTCAACGAAAGTAGCAATGGAGGGAGTCAGATACGTATCTATGCGCAGTCACGCGGTATTGGTGACCCTTGGGGTACAGCGGCAAAATCATGTCTTTAAATTCTACCCGCTTCGGCGGGTTTTTTAATGGGTGCATCATGCCAACTTTAATTCCAGAAGTTAAGAATGTTCGTTTGTATGGAGTATTGGGTGCTAAATTCGGCCGTGTACATCGTCTGGCTGTTGATAGCCCTCAAGAGGCAATTAAGGCTTTATGTACGGTAATCCCTGGGCTGCAAAATTTCCTTTTGGAAAGTAAAGCGCACGGGCTGACTTATGCTGTTTTTGAAGGTCGTAGAAATTTAAATAAGGATGACCTAACACTTTCGGCGAATGGGAATGATATTCGCATTGCGCCAGTTATTCTTGGTAGTAAAAAGGCAGGTGCTTTCCAAACTATTCTCGGTGCCGTATTAGTGGTGGTGGGCGTAGTAGTTGGTGTGATGACTAGCTGGACGGGAATTGGTGGCACAATTGGGTATGGGCTGGCAATGTCAGGGGCATCAATGATGCTCGGCGGTGTTGTGCAAATGCTTTCCCCGATGCAAGGCGGTTTGGCATCACGGCAAGACCCGGACAATAAACCTTCCTACGCCTTTGGCGGCCCGGTTAATACTATTGCTCAGGGTAATCCAGTGCCGATCCTGTATGGGAAACGCCGCATTGGTGGCGCCATTATCTCCGCAGGCATCTATGCGGAAGACCAGCAGTAATACTGCACACTGATTACCATGACCCGCTGCGGCGGGTTTTTTTACGCCTGGAGAAAAGAATGCACGTCATTGAAGGCCGAAAAGGTGGCAGCAGCAGCCCCAGCACTCCGACAGAATCCCCTGACTCGTTGCAATCCACCTCTTATGCAAAAATTCTTCTGGCGTTGGGTGAGGGAGAGTTTGGCGGTGATCTCGATGGAACCAGAATTTTCCTCGATGGTACGCCAATTATTTCAGCCGATGGCACCGAAAACTTTCCCGGCGTTCGCTGGGAGTTTCGACCAGGTACGCCGCATCAGGATTATATTCCCGGCATGCCGGACGTTGAGAACGAAATTACCGTCAGCACCGAATTGACCAGCGATCGCGATTGGGTTCGCGCTGTCACCAATACACAGCTTTCGGCCGTACGGCTTCGATTTTCTTGGGCGCAGTTACAGCAACAGCAAGATAATAACGACGTAGTAGGCTACCGCATCGAGTATGCGATCGACGTTGCCACTGATGGCGGCGCCTATCAAGAGGTGTTGCGCACGGCCGTTGATGGCAAAACGACGACCAAATATGAACGCAGCCACCGTATCGATCTGTCGGCGGCCACAACCGGGTGGCAAGTGCGTGTCCGTCGCCTGACGCCAAACAGCACCAGTAACCGGGTTGCCGATAAAATGGTGGTTGACGCCATTACGGAGACGATCGACGCCAAGTTGCGTTACCCGGAAACCGCGTTGCTCTTTATCCAGTTCGATGCGAAACAGTTCCCCAACATTCCCCAGGTAGCCTGCGAGCCAAAAGGGCGTGTTATCAGGGTGCCATCGAATTACAACCCCGAGACGCGAGAATATACCGGCACATGGGACGGCACGTTTAAGACGGCTTCGACGAATAATCCAGCCTGGATAACCTACGACCTGATGATAAATGACCGGTTCTCCATCGGAACACGGGTAAAGGCCGAGAATCTTGCGCTGACAAAATGGGATTTGTACCAGATCGGGCAATATTGCGATCAACTGGTGCCGGACGGCCGCGGTGGTGACGGGAAAGAGCCGCGTTTTCTGTGTGACGTTTATATCCAGTCACAAGAGGATGCCTGGAACGTTTTGCGTGACATTGCGTCGATTTATCGCGGCTCTACCTTCTGGGCGAATAATGGCATGAATGCGCTTGCTGACATGCCCGCCGATGTTAAATACATCTTCACCCGCGCTAACGTTAAAGATGGCAAATTTACCTATGCCAGCGCTAGCGATAAAACGCATTACAGCACCTGCATGGTGAGCTGGAGCGACCCGGCAAACGGCTATCAAGACGCAATAGAGCCCGTTGCGGAGCAATCACTGATCCGCCGTTATGGCATCAAACAGGCCGATCTGACGGCGATCGGGTGCATTCGAAAGTCTGAAGGTATCCGCCGTGGCAAGTGGTTGCTTCATACCAACGATAAAGACCGCATGGTGTCCTTTACTGTTGGCCTTGATGGAAAAGTACCGTTACCCGGCTGGATCATCGCGGTTGCCGATGAAATGCTGGCAGGGCGTCCGCTCGGTGGCCGTGTCAGTTCCGTCGATGGCCGCAACATCACGCTTGACCGTGTTTCCTCGGCTGTGGTTGGTGAGCGTTTAATTTTGAACCTTCCAAGCGGTAAGGCGGAAGGGCGAACCATTGCGGCCGTTGCCGGTAAAATCATTACGGTCACCACCGCATACACTGAGCAGCCGGTCGCCGAGGCTGTATGGGCAATAGACGCGTCAGACCTGGCACTGCAGCAGTATCGCGTAACCGGCATCAAGGAAGGCGATGACGGGGTATCGTTCGATATTACTGCCGTCGAGCATGACCCGAATAAGTACGCCAAAATCGATACAGGAGCGCGGATTGAAGACCCGCCAATTAGCGTTATCCCGCCAGGTGTTCAACCGCCGCCGACCAATGTTCAAATCGGCGAATCGTCGGCGGTAATTCAGGGCATGGCCGTGGCCACGCTGCGAGTTACATGGGAACGGGCGGAAAGCGCGATCGCCTACGAGGCAGAATGGCGCCGGGATAACGGTAACTGGATACCAGCACCGCGAACATCAACCCTCGGGTTTGAGGTTTCTGGTATTTATGCCGGCCGCTATCAGGCCCGCGTACGCGCGATAAACCCTTCTGAGATTTCCAGCGTATGGGCCAATGCGCCAGAAATGGTGCTGACAGGTAAGCAAGGCGAACCGCCGGCGCTGGCCAGTTTCACGACGGCAGGCCAGGTGTTCGGCATTGTGTTGAACTGGGAGTTTCCTCTCGGGGCAGAGGACACGCAGCGGACTGAAATCTGGTACAGCCAGAACGCCGACGGCAGCAACAAAATGCACCTCGGCGATTATGCCTACCCACAGCGCAGCCACACGATGACGGGCCTGGCGGCAGGCGTGAATTTCTGGTTCCAGGCACGCCTGGTGGACAAGCTCGGGAATACCGGCCCGTGGACGATCTGGGTGCAGGGAACATCGAGCGAAGACGCCAGCGAGGTTCTTGACTACCTGAAAGGGAAGATCACCGAAACTGAGTTGGGGCAGGAGCTGCTGGGGCCGGTAGAAGATGCCGGAAAGTTAAAGGATATGTGGTCGGTAAAAGTTGGTAAGACTGTTGACGGCAAACTTTACACCGCCGGTATCGGCGTCGGCGTCGAGAACACCCCGGAGGGGATGCAAAGCCAGGTGCTGATTTTGGCTGACCGTTTCGCAGTGCTGAACACTGCTGATGGCCAAGGATCTGAGGTATCTGTGCCGTTCGCTATTGAAGGTGGCCAGGTCTTCATGAATAGCGCATTCATTAAGGATGCGGCTATCGATAGTGCAAAGATCGCCCAGCAAATACAGTCATCAAACTACATCGATGGCCAGCGCGGATGGGCAATCGATAAAAGTGGTGCAGCTCAATTCCATCAGGTAACTGTACGTGGTGTTGTTTATGCTGATGCCGGAAACTTTAATAATGGAACTATTGGTAATTGTCATATCTTAGAAAACTGCGTTATTGATGGTAAGTTATCTGCGGCAAATATTGAAGGTAATCTGGTTCAAGGAAATTCATTCTCATTCTTAATCTTTAATACCAATGACTATAGAATAGTACGATATGACGGAAACCCCTTAATGCCAATGCGCATATATGGGTATGTAATGGCCGTTATGAGTAGGCAGGAGAAAACAAAAATATACTTCAATGGTAATGAATCGGATTATATTGACGGATTGCAACTGGCAAGAGACGGGGAGTCTACTACCGGATATAAATATACAAGGATGTTCAGTTTCTCCAGAGACGTTGGAAAAGGGGAAGGGCTTGATATTAACGTGATGGCCGGAGACCTCAACCAGGGGCGCGGTGAAACAACTTCATATACAGTGATGCTATGGGCAACGCCTCAGAACAGTGGGTTCTCAGTTGGTTGGTGAAATAACAAATATCATAGCCCGTTTCGGCGGGTTTTTTATTGGAGATAAAAGAGCATATGGCTGTTTTAATCAGCGGTAAACTCATCGGCCCTAATGGCGACCCGCGCCCAAATGTAACGATTATGCTGGTGGCAGTAAAAACCTCATCGGCAGTTGTTAAACAGGCGCCGTCCAGTTCTACTACCACTGCCGATGGCAGTTATTCATTGTCGGTCGAAGTTGGCACGCATAACGTAATGATTGAGGCGTATGGGCGTCCATTCGAGAAAGTAGGGCAAATCACCGTTTATAGCGACTCAAAACCGGGGACACTTAACGATTTTCTGACTAGCCCAGGGCAGGATGAATTAACGCCCGCGATTGTGGCAATGGTTGACGATATGCGTGCAGCCACTGCTTTATATGCTGAGCAGGCTGGTATTGCTCGTGATGAGGCGAAGTCTGCTTCAGAAAACGCACAGAACATCGCAGACGCCAACACCTACTACACATCACCGTCAGACCCTGATGGGACGATTGCTGGGATTGCCGGGACG